TATGGATGTTTCGCTCTGCGTTGATTCCTTTTATAAAAACTTCCATCTTTCTACTTCTTGCGCTGCTATTTGCTACCTCTAATAATAGCAATCCCTTCGAGCCTGATACTTTAAAGCTTCCTCCCTCTGCCAACTCTTTTCCTTCTGCTAATACCTTGGGACCGTTTTCCAGCATTTCCAAATTTTCACACATTGGGATTCCGGCTTTTCCTGCTTGATAAAGATACATTTCTCCGTTTTCGTATAGCATTCGCATAGATTTGCCGCCGGAAATATTGTTAAATATCATTCCATATCCTAGATAATTCGCGTTAATTCGGTTGGTTCCGGGATCGTTTCCCTCAAAAAATACAGATCCTTGTCTAAGGACCATATAATCAGCACCTGTTTGCTCAGAGGCCTTGGATGTAATCGTTCCGTTTGCAACATCTATGACAAATGTCTTTTTGGGGTTAGAGATATTTCCGGCTGTCACCTCGCCCAAATCCGCAGTAATAGCAGATAGCTTCTTTACATCGAGATTGTCTACGGCTATATAATGCAACACCCATCTCGCACCATCCCACCGCATAATCGGTTGCCCGGATTCTGTCTGCCATAGCTGCCCTACTTGTGGGTTGTCTGGTGGCGTTTTCGATACAACAATGCCATTCTCCCCACTTTCGCCGCGTACACCGATGATAATTGGAGTCGTATCTACAGATGTGCTGTTTGTATAAGCGATTTTGTCGTAACTCCATAGATATTTCTTCTCTGTGGTCATCTCCTGCATATAAGTTGACCATCCATAAGTATTTACTGTGATTCCAGTGCTTCTTTCAGAGGCGAGGTAATATTTCGTGATTCGGCTAATGCCTACACCATCTTGTCCGTTTGTACCGTCCTCTCCTTTTATCTTGGACCACTTATACATATATGGGTTCTCGCTATCTCTTTCCTCGTAATCCACGTACTGTCCCATATAAGTCTTGCCGGCGCTTACAGTAGTTGAGAAGTCTGTATTCCCATCTGCACTATTTGCATAAGCGATATGCAAGTAAGATGTTCTGCCATCATGTCCGTTGGTTCCAGGTATTCCATTCTGCCCCGGATCTCCCTGAAATTGCGTCCATGCATAATCTCTTGGGTTGGTACTATCCTGCATTAAAAAGTCCACATAAGTTCCAATGTATTTGCTTGGCGTTTCCGTCATTTCCCATGATGATGTAGGATTTGGAACCGAACTATATTTTACATGGAAGTATGTTGTCTTTCCGTCTTCTCCGTTAATCCCCGGTGTACCATCATCTCCTCTGTATTTAGACCACTGGTATTCTCGCGGATCACTGCTCTCTATTGGCGATTCTTTGTTAAAAGCTAATCCGATGTAATATTTCCCATTCGGACTATCAGACATCCCATTTCCATATAAATCA